CATACAACATGTTAATGGTTATGCTCAACTTATGTTGTATATAAATAAAAAAATGAGATTCTTTTATGTACACAGAATCGTTGCTGAATTATTTGTTCCCAATCCTGAAGGATATAAATTTGTTAAACACAAAGATGGGAATAGATTTAATAATGATGCAACCAATTTGGAATGGGCTCCATTACTAACTGATAAAAATAAACGTAGAAGAAATTACAAAAGAAATATACCTGATGATGTTGTTGAAATAATTAGACAACGATATAGAAACGGTGAGAAACAACAAGTTCTTGCCGATGAATGGAATGTGTCCCAAAGTTATATATGCAATTTGGTAAACAATCAATTTAGGAAAATAAAAAACCCCACCGAATAAGTGGGGTTTATAATTATGATTGGGTTTGAACTTTTCGAAAAAATCTAATTAATAGACCAATCACAATTCCTAAACAAATTGGACCAATACCATATCTAAATTTATTGGAATGTATAAAAACTTGAATACTGTCGATTGTCTTTTCTAATTGTGTTCTGGTTGCCCATTTATAATTGAACTCCCAATCTTCCAAATAAAATTTACGGTTTCTTTCGTTTTGTTCTAAATCCATTTTTTTGGATTCAGGATAATTACTTTTCCAACCAGAACTATATTCTTTAATAATCTCTTGTTTTTTGGAATCATAATACTGAATCAATTCCTCTTTATAAATTTTAGAAGATTGCTCATCAAACTGTTCCCAATCATAAGATGGTTTCATTGTTTGTGCCATGGCTGTGGTTGTTACTAAAGTGAACAACAAACTTACAAATAGAGTTTTCATGTTTTTTATTTTTGATTTCATACACAAAGATATTCTAGTTTTTTTGAGATATCCAAATTTTTTTTAAAATATTTTGCCAGACTAAAATAAAAAATCCCACCTGTTAGAGTGGGACTTCATTCATAGATTGGTTTTGTGTTTGGTTAAGATTGTAACTGTTTTTTCAGTTCACGATTTTCATTCTCCAATCGAATTACATGATTCTCCAATTCGTCAATTCTCTTGACCATGGATTTCATTTCTTCTTTTAGTTGTTGAATCTCAAGTTTTTGTGCGGTTGCGGTTTCTTTCCACATCTCCAACACGGCTTGAGCGTTCTGTACTTCAATTGATTGTTTGGTAAATCTTCCTGATGTTACCCAACCAATAATACCGGCTATGATAGCCGTAACTATTTCTGATACTGGTAATTGACTCATTAATGTACGTTTCCTGAATTATTTGGTGAACCATACCATTGTGGAAATGGACTGTCAACACATAGTGGTGAAGTACATCCATACATTTTACCGTTTTTCCAATAGTAATTACTACCAGGTAATGTTATTGGTGATTGGAATGGAGATTGAGGGATTGGGGGTAATTGTCCATCGTTCAAGTTTCCGTTGTTATATTCAGGATATAAACCTGACCTGAATATTAAATGTCTTCTTAATAAATTATCTTGGAACTCGGCATCATTTTTTGCTTGGTTCTTAATGTGCAAGAATAATTTAAAATCAATATTACTACCTTGTTCAGAACGATTCTGTACAATTCCAACTGACATTAGTTTGGCCATGAAGTTATCCACAGCCCTGAACAAAGCATAACCAATTAATGCTGGTTGAATATATTTGTCCAATAAGGTTTTGTAGTTTGAATTGCCAGCATCACCAATGGTTCCGTTATCAACCAAATCCAAAATATGTTGATATAGATTTGTACCCAAGGATTCTTGGATTTCTATATTCTGAGAAACCATAATAGCGTATCTTAACTCATCCGATTGAACGTTCTCGTTAATGTACGAATAGGTCTTTAATAATTCTTCTGATATTAATAATACGTTATTCATTATGATAAGATTTGATTTTGTTGTATAACTAAGCTTATTTCTTGGTCAGGATAGATGAGTTCAAGTATAGGTTGTATTTCTCTGTTCATGAAGTTCTGAATTGGTTTAACAGATGTATTCATAAATAACTTATATGCAGTTTCCAATTGGTCTGCACTACTTGTAAACCCACCAGGATTTGGAAGACCAATTAAACTACCATCGATAATCTTATGACCACTCATGATTTGTTTTTGAACCAAATCGAAAATGTTTGAGAAATATCCCGATTCAACTGATGATTGAATTTGAGTGATATCAGGTTTTTGTTCTGATTCACCATAAGATACAATTACACGACCAGCATTCTCAGGACCCATATATCTATCTTCAATTGAACGTAAAATTTGATTCTGTTCGTTTGTACTATCAGGTGCATTCATATTGAAGTGTACCCATAGAGATGGTGATAAACCATTCTGAATATTTGATAAGTTAAATACAGTAATTGCATGATTCAATCTAACATCATTGATTACAGATAACCAATCGGGTGCTCCATAATAATCATATCCTGATTGATATTGTTTGATATGGACAATTTGTCTATCTGTGAAATTCTTTGGGTCAAATTCAGAAAATTCAACTATTCCCGCTTTTCTCCAATTGGCCCAATCTCTACAATACATGAATTTGGTTACAGGTTCACCCATTTCTTTTGGTTTACCTAATCTCATATAACGAGATGGGATTACGTGGAAACCAGCAAGACCTTGAGACCTATCTTGTTTCCATACAACTTCCAAAAATAGATTACCAGTTGTAATAAACTCATAATACATTTTTCTTGCAACATCATTGATATACTCTTTGCTGTTAACTTTATAATCGGTCATATAACCCATTCCAACAGCGTTATCCACTTTGGAACGAACACATGCGTTTTGTATTGGTGATGCATCATTCAACAGATATAGTTCATTTACGAACATATTATCTCCACCCCAACGTATGAATACCTCGTTGCGGTTAAACACCTCCTGAAAACTAGTCAGGGTGTTTGCACCAAATTTTAATTTTTCAATGTTAATCATCCTTGATATACTTTAAATATTTGACTCGATGAATTGCCAGTGTAACTAACAATATCGTTATATACAGGATTGGTTCCAATTACATTGGCCATTCCTTCATATACCACATCGAATGCTGTTATTGGGTTCAAATTTGTCGAAGACGCTTGTTCATAGATTTTCACATAATATTGACCCGGTATTAAGTGCAAGTTTACTGGTGTTATAGTTCCTGTTGCGATGAATACTTCTGCACTTGCAGAATCAACATCAATTTGAAATTGGTCATAACTTGGTTCATACCCAATTGCACCAGTAGCTGGTAACAGGTATGGAATGAACTTCCAATTCTGTTTTGTTAACTTGTGGGTCATTGTCCACAAATAATACACATTACCTGTTAGTTGTTTGTTACGACTACAAGTTGCCACCACTGTGTTTAATTCGGATTGATTTATAGGTATCATCTTAAATTATATTAAAGTATCTGTCCAAACTACCGAAACTATATCACCATTAGATGGTGTTACAGGTGGATAATATGTTTCAGCTAATGGATTCCCGCTTGTTATATTTGATGTTGTACTAATAGTATGAGTATCTACAGTAACATTATTAATTTTTGTCACTATAGTAGATTGTGTTCTTTGAGTAAACGCATTCACACTTACCCTTCGACTTACATTTAAAGTACCCGCTAAACATGAACTTCCTAAACTTTGTGATACTTGAGTCGCACCACCACTACTTGAAGATGTAGTAAATGTATTACAAGTAATTGTACAACCAGCTACACTCATGGATGCATCCATTAAATCATAAGTTTTACTAGTACCACCTGAACTTCCAATAAATCCAACATCATATTGTAAGGTGAATGATGGAGAAGATGGTGTAACCGTAGGTGTTGGTGTCGGAGTTACCGATTCAGATGGTGTTATACTCGGTGTAGGAGTCACTGATGGACTTGAAGTTGGAGTAGGTGTAGGTGTGGTAGCTGGTGGATTGAATGTTGGTTTATAACCAATATCAAACACAGTTCTACTAATGACATTTAAATCATTTGTTGCTCCTGACCATGTAATACCATCATATGAATAACCAATTGTATTTTTATTACTTACATTGGATGTACCCACTGAATTACCACATAAGAACATTGAACCATTCCAAGTTACATTATATGCAACATCGAGAGTATCACCACTGAATATAGCATTACCATTTGTTGAACCTGACCATGTCAATCCATCATATGAATATCCTAATTTATTGGCGGAAGCACCACCAGCTACAACCCATTTAAATCCATCCCATGATGATTTTTCAGGACCAGCACTGAATACAGTATTTCCATTTGTAGAACCTGTCCATGTTATACCATCATAAGATAATGCAATTTTTGGTGCAGTACCGGTACCACTTCCCGTAACCAAATAATATGAACCATTCCATTTAATACCTAAAAGTGTTCTTGATACAAATAAAGTATTTGAGTTACCTCCTAAAGAAGTTGCCCCACTCCATGTTATACCATCATCGGATAATATAATTCTATCAGGTGTAGATGCGGTAGACCCTGTTGAACCTACCCCAATCCATTTATTATTTCCGTATTCTACATCATAGCCAATATTTAAATAATTTTTACTATTGGTTGAACCTGACCATGTCAATCCATCATATGAATAACCCATAACCTGATTACCACTTGGTGTTGTACTACCTGCAACAACCCACATCGAACCATTCCATTTTACGGCATTTAAGATACGATTGGTTGGACCCCAAACAATATTTGCGTTTGTGTTTCCACTCCAAATTAATC